TGGCGAAGAAGAAGGCGAAATGGAAGAAGTGCCGTTAGCCCCTCGATCATGGTTACGCCAACCAGACCCAGCCGTAACGTACAACTTTCTCATGGCGTGGACGCTTGATGACTTGTTGTTTTATGGCCGCGCATTTTGGTTTGTAACCGAACGCACACAAGATGGTTTCCCATCAAAAATGACTCGCCTACCAGCCGCATCATGTACCACGCTCGACCAAGCAGGCCCGGTATGGTTTGGGCCTTCACAGCAAATCCAATTTGCAGGCAGTTTGTTAGACCCAAAAGATGTCATCCAGTTTCTGTCACCAATTCAAGGCATCATATATTCGTCCGCGCAAACCATTGCAACCGCAATAAAAGTTGAACAGTCACGCTATAAAAATGCTCAATCGTCAATGCCTAGTGGAGTTTTGAAACAAACTGGTGGCGAACCGTTAAGCGCTCAAGAACTTTCAGAGATTGGTGCAGCGTTTCAAGAGGCACGACTCACCAATCAAACTGCTGTACTCAATGAGTTTTTAACATACGAACCAAGCAATGCGACACCAGACAAGATGCTGATGATTGAGTCTGCACAGTACAGCGCGCTCGATCTAGCGCGTCTGTGTGGCGTTCCGCCATACCTGGTAGGCGTTGCCATTGGCAGTTACGCATACACGTCATCGGCTGAATCAAGAAGGGATCTTTATGTGTTCGGCGTAAAGCCGTATGCAGATTGCATTGCGTCCACGTTAAGTCAAAATAACATTTTGCCGCGCGGCACATACGTTGCCTTTGATGTGGATGATTACTTGGCGGATGAATATCAAACACAAGAAATGACAATGCCAGAAAATCAACCAATGCAAAATACCCAGGAGAACCTAGCATGATCACACTTATCACCAACACGTTTACCATTGACGCGGCAGCCGATGGATCACCTAAACGCACAATTACCGGCATTGCAGTGCCATACAACGTCACCGCAAATGCGTCCGGCACCGAAGTCATGTTCGCACCTGGCTCATTGCCAGTCGAAGGCAAGAAGCCAAAACTGTACATGAGCCATGACAGCAGCCAGGCCATCGGTCTTGTGACTGAGCGCGTAGATAGCCCAGAGGCGATGTACTTTGTCGCAAAAGTGAGTTCAACGCCTCTCGGAGATTCTGCTCTAATTCTCGCCAGTGACCAAGTGCTTGATTCAGTAAGTGTAGGCGTGAATCCGACAAAGTTCACCTACAACGAGGATGGCGTGATGGTCATCGAGGCTGCCGACTGGATCGAGTTGAGCCTTGTGCCTAGTCCAGCGTTCGCTGGCGCGGTCATCACAAAAGTTGCCGCCAGTTCCGATGCAAATGCTGACGAATTGTGTAATAATGACAGCGGCGACTCCGGCATTGCCACAGAACCAATCGAGGAGACACCAGTGGAAACACCAGAAGTAATTGCACCAGAAGTTATCCAGGCAAGCGCACCAGTGCAGTTTGCACAGGCTCGCAAAGAGCCACGCATCCCTAACTCATGGGAGTATATGGCAGCGTTCCACAAGGGCGGCGATGCTTGGATCAATGCACAAAAAGTGTTCAAGGACTACACCGATTATCACCGTGATCCACTGGTGCAAAGCGCTGCAGGCGATGAGTTTCTTACCAGCGTGCCGGGTCTCTTGACTCAAGTAACGATGGGCCCAGTGTTTCAAGACATTAACTTTATGCGTCCTGTTGTCGCTGCACTTGGCGCACGCGCTATGCCGCAGACACCTGCAAGCACGTTTAACCGACCAACAATCACAACGCACCAAGCAACAGCAACATCACAAACTGAAGGTTCAGCAGTTGCAACTCAGACCGGCGTAATTGCAAACAACACTGTCACAAAACTTACGTTTGCAAACTCTGCCAACATTTCCTATCAGACATTGGATTTCACGGATCCAGCGGCGTTGCAGATTGTAATTTCTGATCTTGTTGGCGGCTACATGGTTGGAACGGACGACCAGGCAGCAGACTCATTGCTCACAGCAGCGACATCGGCTGGCGTGTGGGATCTCACAGTGGCTGACTTGTACAAGTCAATCTATGACTCAGCAGTCGTGACGCTTGCTGCAACGAACATGCTGCCAACGCACATGTTTGTTGATCCAAATACCTACGGCAAAATCATGAAACTTGCAGACACCACTGGTCGCACATTGTTTGCCAATCTCAATGGCGGATTGTCCGGATACAACGCAATCGGCGTAGGCAATGCAACCTCGCTTGATCCAGCAAACAACAGCAACAACATGGGCGGCCCACTTGGGCTTAAATTGGTTGTTGATAACAACTTTGCTGCAAAGACAATGGTCATAATGAAAGACATCGGCTTCGAGGTCTATGAGGATTGGCGCGGAATCTTGTCAATCGATGCACCAGCAACCTTGACTCGCACAGTGTCCACGCATGGTTACTTTGCAACGTTCAAGGCAAACGCTGCAATGATTCAAAAAATTACCCAGGCATAGTCAGGAAGGCGGCTACCGCCGATGGCTACATACAACACGCAGAGCAAGTTACTGCTTAACAACTACGCAGTACTGCAGACGCTTGAACCTACAGAGATAGTTACTGGTCAATCAGTAACTGTTGCGTCACTTGGCGCACCGTTTAACGGCACGTTTACTGTGCTTGACACGCCGCTGTATGAGTACATTGGAATTGACACCACGACTGGTGCGTTGTTGTTCGATGCAAACGTACCGCGCGAGAATCAAATCTTGTTTGCTTGCACTGGCGATGCTGTGCTGTACACCACGATCTACACTGGCACAGTCTCCTATACGCAGACCTGCACATGGATCACGGCCGCGCAACTTGAGACATTTTTGGGCGCTGGCACAATCACAAATCCATCGGATGATTACACATTGCTTACGCAGGCTGTATCGGCTGGTAATGCGTTCTGCTATCGCCGCAGGCAAGAGGCTGGTTACTTTGACAGTCTGACAACTTCGCCAGGCGGCGATGCAACGCTTGGCACGTTGTATTATGCAGCCGCGCTGTGGCGTGGTCGAGGAAGCGTTCAAGATACGTTTGCCACGTTTGATGGCATGGGCGGCGGCAATGTCAATGCCATGACTCCAGTCATCAAGCAGTTGCTTGGCATTGATCGACCAGCGGCGGCCTAGTGGCTTACACCGATCTATTCAATGAAGCCATCGATGACGTGGCGGCAACGCTTACTGCTGTAGTGGGCTTGCGCGTGGTCACCGATGCCACAAAGATTGTGCCAAATTGCGTATTTATTGACGCGCCATCATGGGAGACACAAGCCGGCAACGGCAAGGTTATTGAGATGTCGTTCCCTATCAAGGTCATCGGATCTGGGCCTGCTGGTCTGCCGGTATTGCGTCAAATTCTTGGCATCTGTGCAAAGGTGCAATCAAGCGGCATCATCGTCATGTCTGGTCAGCCAGGCAGCGTGGAGATTGGCGGCGCTACTTATCCTGCCCACAACATGACGATGAGCCTAAAGTCGCAAGCATAAAGGAGACACAATGTACACAATTACGTCAGCCAGAATTGGTCACGTAGGGGAGCCGTATGTGCCATTAGAAGGCGCTGATGTTGCTTGGCTATTGGCTGGTGGATTCATCATCGAAACCAAAAACACTAAACCCAAATCGGCTACAATAGAAACAGCCGGCACAGACGGATCTGAGGACTAATCATGGCAACTACAACTTATCTCTCAAACGCAAAGGTGCTTATTGCCACTATTGATCTCAGCGATCAATGTAAGTCTGCAACTTTAACGCGCACTATTGAGTCTCTCGAATCGTCCGCGTTTGGCAGCACTAATCGTGTGTACGTAGCAGGCATGGAAAACTCCACGTTTACTGCTGAGTTCATGATGTCTTACGCGGCATCTGAGACATACGCAACGCTTAAGGATCTCATTGGCACATCAATCACCATTGTGGTCAATCCCACGTCCGCGGCCAACTCTGCCACTAATCCAGCGTTTACTTTGACTGGTTCATATCTTGAATCAGTGGATGTGATTGCAGCGCAAATTGGCACGCTCGCAATGGTCACAGTAAAAACCACTGGTGGCGCATACACAGCCGCCACAACCTGATCAACAACTAACAGAAAGCAGGCGGCAGGATGCAACTAACGCTGAAGGTCAATCAAGGTGAGGGCGAGTACGAAGTCACCACAAATCTCTATGTCATCGTGGCATGGGA